TGAATGAATGGAGAAAATATGTAGAAGATAACTTTTATGATCCGGTAAAATATTATATTTATCGTTATGATGGCGGTATTCGTCAACAGGGATTTTATAAAGGTGAAATGAAATTAGATCCGAAACACCAATTACATTTCGAAAAATATTTTGATGATTACTTTTACTATGGACATCCAAATTATCAAGATGAAAATCATCCTAATGCAGATGGTTCCGAGTGTGAAATGGCATTTGGCGGAGGTGCCGCGGGAGTTTCAGAATTTAAGTGGGAATAATATCTCAAAGAACTTTTAAATATTTTTTTTGTCTATATTTTTTATATCATCAATAATATTTCTACCAGATATGATATCCAATATATTATTATATCCTAATATATCGCTAACCGTTAATACTGCTGAAGTTATAGCGCTTCCAAACCCAGATGCAACTATATCTTGCCCGGTTAAATACATATTTGGTAAATTAGATTCCGGTCTTAACGTTAAATAATCAAATCTTTTTGTAATTGCATCCAAACCATAACATTCACCATTATAAGAACCTAAATAATATTTTACTGTCTCACTTGTGCTTGTGCTAGAAAACAATACTTTATTTTTACATTTTGGAAAATTTGTATACAATGCGTCCCATAATATCTGTTCGATTTTTTTTTTATTTTCAATATATTCATTGTCTTTTCTTTTTCTTGGAATATTTTGCGTGTTAAACATATCAACATTGCTCCAAGAAATAACACATATTGTGCTCTTTTTCGGGTTGTTTTTCTTCCATTCTGGATCTTTCGCACTACTTGAAGCAATAAATATAGGTGGTTTATTAATAAAAGGATCTTCATAATATTTTCTCACTGATTCATCTAATGAATTTTCATACCAAATATAAATATTGCTGCTATTTAAACCCAACTCTTCTGTTGTTCCATCTAGTCCGACGAATAAAAAATTATATGATAATTTAGATGGGATATTTTTGATTATGTCATTAAAATAAGTATTATACAATTTTTCTTCTGATAATAATTTTAAATATGTATTTTTTATACCGATGCTTGATATAATAACATTCGCATAAATATCTGTATTTTTTACTCTAACACCAACCGCTTTGCCATTTTTTACAATTATTTTATCAACCGGTGATTTAACCAATACTCTACCGCCACTTTTCTCTATAATGGGTATTATATTTTTCGCAAAAATACCTGGTCCTCCGGCTGGATAATAACCACCTTCTATAAAATGATTTAATATCCCAGCGTGAATAAAAAAACTTTGTTCTTTGGGCGGTGGCCCCCCATCTATTGATAATCCACCGATAACGGCTTTTAAACGTTCGTCTTTAAAAAAATCCGATTGTACATCGTATTCGCTTTTGCTAGCATAATGTTTAAATTCATTACAAAAAAAACAATAAATCATTTTAGCTAACCAAAAAGGTTTAATTATTTTCAATAAGAAGAACAATTCCATTTTTGCAACCCGTTGAACCAAATTTATATATTTAATTATATTCTTATTTTCTTTTGGAAATAGATCACATAAATATTTGATCATCTCGTCTCTTCCAGGTTTAAAACTATATACGCTATTTTCAATTATAATATTATCGTAAATTAAATCATTATCGTGGCCCAATGGAACCCATTCAATCGGTTTTGTCATAATTAAATCTAACACTTTATTTCTACTTTTTATATTACCGATATAATGTATACCTGTATCAAACTCCCATCCTTTGTCTTTAAAACAATGTGTGCATCCTCCCGCAACATAATGTTGTTCCAATACCAATACTTTTTTACCAACGCGTGATAATAACCCAGCAGTTGTTAGACCGCTTATTCCAGAACCAATTATAATAAAATCAATATTTTCAGGAATTTTTTTTATATTAAATCTATCGCGATTTATTTCACAACTATGTTTTACATCATATTTTTCTTTTATTTCATTATATTTTTTTGGTGATTGATTTTTATAATTTTGTATAAATATATTTATCAAATAACAAAAAAAAGGAAAAGAGAAAAATAAAAGAATCATCATAATATAAATACTTTAATAAATACTTTAATAACTTTAAATATATTGTATAATTAAAACACTTCAATGTCTGATTGTTTTTCACTAACACCAATAGACGTCTGGTTATCTTGTTGAACAATCCTATAATCTGAATCAATTGTATTGTATGTCTTGGGCTCTTTCATATATGCGCTATTTGCCCTTTCATCTTTAATGGATAATCTACCCACACTCCAAGCATTATACAATTTCATAGATACCAATAAAAAGAAACTTATGAAACTAGTAATGCTGTTTGTACCGGTATTTGTCTGATAAACTGTAAATCCAGATACAATAAAATTAATACACATCATAAATACAGCGAAATATGTTGCGTTCACATAATTATTATTTAATCTATTCATTTCTTTTTTATATTTTGGATATGCTTCTATTTCCATATCCAAATTGTTTGTACTCTTTTCATCATCTATATCCAAATATTGAATACACCAATTTTCACGTCTTAATTCAATAAAATAAAGTGTTCCTATTGCACCAAATGTTGCAAAATTACAAACATTGCCACCAAAGTACAAGTCGCCTTCTTTAAAGAAATTTTCAGTTGCAGTACATATGGTTCCGTTGCAATTTTGTGGGACAAATACAATCAAAAATGTTCCCATGATTACCTTATAAAACTCCAAACACATTAACAAAAGCGTTGTTATTCGCTGTTTTGAGTCAACTGTAAGTTTCATTATAAACTATAGTCCTAAAATTAATATAAACGCGTTAAATAACTTTTTTCTTTAAATGTTCATCTTTTCAATAATCATCGCTCAATGGTGCTTTAAGCAAACAATATAACAAAATTAGTTAAATTAATAATTACACAACTATTAAATAAATTTTAAATGTGTGTTAAAAAATTAAATTTATTATGGGATAATGACAAAAATTTATTTATACACTTAACATTATTGGAATTTTTAAATTCATTGTTTTTATATTTATTTTTAACTATTTGGACATTACAAATGATTAAAAATGATTTTTCTGCAAATGAAATTGCGATATGTTACGGTATTACACAATTTTCAAGAATTATTAATGCGATTATTGTGAAATATTATAAATGGTATGTCCCAATACTATTATTTTTAGTACATATAACATCATTGATACCAGCCATATTTAGTCCCAACGAATTTCCGAGTCATGTTATACTTTCATTTTTTAAAATCGGAGATATGTTTAATATTTATTCAATTCGTTTGGGATTTTTGCTAGATAAAAGAAAACACATTGGAACGATTGATAATATTGAACATCGTTATAGGTTTAGTACAACTATTTTTATTTTGACGTGGGTTGTATCATATTCATTATCGCTTTTAATTGGCGGCGCTTTATACCAGATAATTTCTTTTCAATTAATTTTAATAATACAAATGATTGGCATTATTATACAAGTTGTTTATTATACATTATTGAATTGGTATTATAAAACAACGGTGACAGATACTTCAAATGTAACAGATACTTCAAATGTAACAAATACTGTAATTGTAACAGATACTTCAAATGTAACAGATACTTCAAATGTAACAAATACCACAATTACAGCAAATGTAGGACGCGATTGGTCATTACTTGATATCACATTGGTTTTTATATTACCAATTCCAATCTTTGGTGCAAGTTCATTAATTTGGCAATTTATGCCTATTATATACAATAAATTTAATATAAATTCATTTGAATCATCAATATTTTTAACAACTGGTGAAATTGTTGGATCTTTTTTTTTTGTATATAAAACATTGGGTTACAACTTAAAAATTAATAATTATTTTTTTCGTGAACCAAGACAATTTTTATTAATTATATTTTTATTTGGGGCGTTCTATACATTAATGTCAACAAACATATTTGTATTAACTGTTATAAGTAACATTTTTTGTTGTTTTTTTTTAGCAATTTTAAATAAAATACATACCAATTATATTTTTGTATATTCGAAATCCGATATTAAACTTTACCAAGGTTTATTTATAATATTCAGATGTATTGGAAGTTTATTAACGGCAATATCTTCGCCATATTTATTTGAAATATATCCTGGGTTACCTTTTCAAATTTGCGGTATCCTTTTAATGGTATCCTCGTTATTTTCATTTTGCGTTTTTAAACGTCATATATATTTAAATTATGATGAAAATATTTTTTGTTTATCAAAATCAATTTTTAAACTTGAAATTGAAAAACAAATAGGTGAAGACATTTATGAAAGTAAAGAAGAAATTGTATTATAAATGACCCTTGATTTAATTAACCAATTTAAACCTATATTATTAATATTATACATTTATGATATTAATAATAGTTGAGTCGCCAGCAAAATGCAAAAAAATAGAAAGTTATCTCGGAAACTCTTATAAGTGTTTGGCGAGTTATGGACATATTCGCGAATTTGCAAATGGTTTAAAAAGCATTAATTATAATAATAATTATAAACAAACTTACAAAATATCGGCAAATAAACAAAAATATGTTAAAATTTTACGAACAGCGGTAAAAAAAGCAACTGAAGTAATTTTGGCGACAGACGATGATCGTGAAGGCGAAGCAATCGCGTGGCATATTTGCGAAGTATTTAATTTACCAGTGAAAACAACGAAGCGTATCATATTTCACGAAATTACAAAAACAGCCATTTTAAAAGCCGTCAACAACCCAATAACAATTGATATGAAAAAAGTTGAAGCACAAAAAGCGCGACAAGTGTTGGATCTCATCGTTGGATTTACAACAAGTCCTATTCTATGGAAATATATTTCACGAAAAACCGAAAAAGGTTTATCTGCTGGGCGTTGTCAAACTCCTGCTCTCCGATTGGTTTATGAAAATGATAAACTATGTAAAGAAGCAAAAGGAGAAAATGTATATGAAACTTCTGGAAATTTCTCTCATATGAATATTCAATATAAATTAAATCATTTCTTTAAAAAGAATGACAGTGTTAAAGAATTTTTAGAAAATACCAAAGAACACGAACATATTTTAAATACAACTCAGAAAAAGAAAATGAAAAAAAGTGCACCAAAACCATTCACAACGAGTACATTGCAGCAAAAAGCGAGTAATATGTATAATTTCTCTCCAAAAAATACAATGAAACTAGCTCAAACATTATATGAAAATGGATTTATTACTTATATGAGAACAGATAATGCAAAATATTCAAAAGACTTTATTGACACCACAACTCAATATATTGAAAATAAATGGAATAGTAAATATATTAATCAGAAAATAGATAGTATTTCTTTAAGGGAAGAAAAGAAAGCGGAAAAGAAAGAAGAAGAAGATGAAGAAGATGAAGAAGATGAAGAAGATGGAGAAGAGGAAGATGAAAAGAAAGATTTAGCACAAGAAGCGCACGAAGCGATAAGACCGACAAATATTTTTACAGAAACCATTCAAAATAATCCGAAAATAGGTAAATATGAATTAAAGTTATATCAATTGATTTGGAAAAATTCATTACAAAGTTGTATGTCGTCTTCAATGTATGATGTTATTCTTAGCACAATAACTTCTCCCGAATCATATGTTTATAAAAATAGCACTGAAAAAAATATATTTCCTGGTTGGGAAGCCGTGGAAGGTGTTGAATTAACAAATGATATTTTTGAATATTTATATTCAATATTCAATGGTGATAAAAGTAAAAAAGTAAGTTATTCAGAAATTAAAAGTGATATGGCAATTAAAAAGTTAAAATCGCATTACACCGAAGCACGTTTGGTGCAATTACTTGAAAAAAATGGTATTGGGCGCCCATCAACATTTTCATCTCTAGTTTCAAAAATAATTGATAGGGGGTATGTTATTAAAACCAATATACCTGGTAAAAAACTTGAATGTATTAATTATTCATTAAATAATGGAGAAGATATTAAAGAAAGTAAAAAAAATCGCACTTTTGGGGAAGAAAAAAATAAATTAAAAATAGAACCCATCGGTGTGGTCGTCATTGATTTTTTAAATAAATATTTTGATAATATGTTTAATTATAAATATACAAAACAAATGGAAGATCATTTAGATACAATAAGCGAAGGTAAATATTCTCTTAAAAAATTATGCGATTCTTGTAGAAATGAGTTAGATAATTCAATATCTTGTATCACTAATAATAAAAATATGAATAAAAAAAATAATAAAAATGATAAAAATGGCGATACATTCCAGAAAGGTATAAAAATTGACGAAAAACATACTTGGATAATTGGAAAATATGGACCCGTTATATTATGTAAAAATGGCGAAGACGTAACTTTTAAAAAAGTGAAAAGAGATATTGATTTAGATAAATTGAAATCAGGTGAATATAAATTGGAAGACATTTTATATATGGGCAATGCATCGGGAAATGCATCGGGAAATGCATCGGGAAATGCATCGGGAAATGCATCGGGAAATGCATCGGGTAAATCATTGGGCAAAATAGATGGTGAAGAAATAATAGTAAAAAATGGAAAATTTGGTTTATATTTTTCTTATAAAAATAAAAACAAGTCTTTAAAATATTCCAATAAAACACTGGAAACCATAACAATTGACGATGTTAAAAAAATATTAGCACATAAAGACACAAGTTCTAAAATTTTAAAAAAAATAAATAATACCGCATCAATTAGACAAGGGAAATGGGGACCCTATGCATATTATAAAACAGAACAAATGACAAAACCGAGATTTATCCCAATTAAAAATATAGCTTGGAAAGAAATTGATATGGATTGGGTATATGATAATCTTTAATAAAATATAATATAATTATATATTATTAAATGGGAAATATTGATAAAATATTTAATTTTGGGTTAGGTTTCGGAGCTATTTTCGCAATGGCTATCCAAAAATTCACATACGCTTATACACTTTTTTCAGTGTTATTGGGATGGGTGATAATGCAAAATTTTGTAAGTGGTGAAAGTTCGAATAATTTTGATGTAACAAAGATTGCATTTTTAGGATTCACAGCTATATTATTTTTCACAGTCGTATATTTGACAACGTTAACGATGAAATTTAAAACAATATTTGAAAATAATGCAGTTGGTGATTTAGAATTTTATTTAAAAGCATCAAATGCTTTAATTGTTTTTGTATTCTTATTAATTAGCGGTGGTTCCGATTTGGAAAAGCAATTGGAAGATATGTTTCCAAATTGCGGTAATTTGATATTAATGTTGACATTATTTTTATTTACATATTTATTGGGAATTATGGTAGTAAATATTAGCATTATCGTTACTAAAAAGGTAACTGATGGTTAATTATATTGCTTGTCCGTTTTAATACAGCGGAATGTTAACCCATATTCCGTTTTAGATTCCCATATTCCTGATATTTTTATAATTATTTTACTTTTATCTTGTTTTTTCAGTATATTATACTTTTCATTTATTATCTTTAAAAAACCGTTGTCCAATTGCTCCTTTATCAAATTTTTTCTTGATTTGTTTTCTATTTTAAGAGATTGTAATAATTCGTCTTCAATATTATTTAATTTTTCAACAACATTTAAATTTTGTTTACTATTGAAAATTAATTTATTTTTATTAAAATATTTTTCAAAAGATATATCGCTTAATTGAAAAACTATAACAACTCCGTTTGAAATAAAATCATTATCCGAATAATATAATCTATAAAAAAATGAATTTGTAATTATATTATTTCTTGTTTTATTATTTATTAAAATTTTTTCTGAATTAAAATCATCAACACCAACACATAAAAACATTTATATATTAATAATTACTATCAAATATTTATATCATTTATTAAATATAATAACAATATATCCCTCTCATTGAGATCACACAACGTTTCATTAATTATAAACTTATCTACTTCATTTATTACTCTTTTATATAAAATTGTATGTTTTTTTAAATAATTCATCCAAATTTTTACCAATGTCGGATTGTTCATATTTAGTAATTTTTGTTTCATTTCATCAAATAATTTATCTATTTCCTTATTTATATTATCCATAATTAACATGTAAAATTATTATTTTTATATTTTAATTTATACTTTAATTATTTTTAAATCTAATTTTAATATACTTTTAAGACTTCTGGATTTGATTTACCAGAACAACCTCCTTGTTTTGGTTCCAATACATATATGTTGGCTAACATTGGTGACCTATTATTATTATAAATAGGGGTCTTTTGAGTACCACCAAATCCCCAATACCAAGAATTCATTAAACTATAATTCACTCTGCCAAAAAACCACATATCTGTGAAAAAATATTGAATTAATTTCATTAACCTATATGGTGTATTAATATATATTTTTCCATTTTGCCAGTGATGGTTTCCAAAATTAATTCCGGCCCATCTGTAATCTTCTGTAAAATTTTTAATTTTAACAATATTAAAACATTTTTTAACATATGAATTATAATCAGGTATAATCGGATATCTCCCACATCCGTAAAAACACGTTAAATTATATATATGAATCTTATCTATTAGTGAAACTTTGTTTTTTCGTTTATCAGAAGAGGAATACAACTTCCATCCCGGATAATCTGGGTTCATTAATACTATCGTTATTAACGCTCTCCCAGTTGGTTTTAATATTCTTCTAATATTTCTCAACATCTCATTATGAATATTACTTTCTTCTTCTTCTGTCATCCCCATTGAAGCCAAGTGTTCTTGTGTTCCAATTGTGGATACTGCATCAAATTTTTCGTCGGTTGTTTGTACAAAATGTCTATAGTCATCTAAAATAACATCAACTTTACGTTTTGTTTTACAATAATTTTTTTGGTGTTTTGATAAATTAACACCTTTTACTATAACGCCTCTATTTTTACAATATTCTGTCCAATGACAATATCCGGAACCCAAATCAACTAATGTTTTTCCAGGAGATAAATTTAAATATTTATAATATGTTTCATATTTTTTAACCATTGCTTGTTTTGCAGTTAAATTATAATTACCGTCGTATATCCCTTCTGTTAAATCAGCTTTATTTGTATCAAAATTTTCTTGATGCATTGTAAAATCAAACCAATCATACGCATTTGACAAAGCTTCTTTTTCTGATCTTAATGTAATTTTATAAAAAAAATATAAATATTCTTGAGCCAAAAATAAGATATTATAGACTATAAATCCAATTAAAATATGTTTTGATCCTACATTTTTAAATAATTTCTTATAATTAATTTTTCCCTTAGTTAATTTAATATTATTTGTTATTAATAATGTAATAATAACAGAAAATATAATAATACTCCAAAATAATATAGTATTTGTAATAAACATTATATATTATAATACTTTAATTATTTTATTATTTAAATCTAAAATACTAATTTATAACAATGAAATTTTTGGAAACTAAATTTGAAGATTATATTAATAAATGTAATAAAAATAATATCCATAAAAAAAAGAAGGAATTATACGATGCATTTGATTCAATAGAATCGTTGAACAATTTAATATTTTATGGAACTAGTGGCATTGGAAAATATTCACAAATGTTAAATTTTATTAAAAAATTTAGTTCTTCGGAACTTAAATATGAGAGAAAGATAACACATAAATTCAATAATAAGTATGAATATACTTTTAAACTCAGCGATATACATTTTGAAATAGATATGGAATTATTAGGATGTAATTCAAAATTATTATTTAATGAATTATATTATCATATCATTGATGTTTGTCAATCAAAAAGAACCAAATTTAATATAATTGTTTGCAAAAATTTTCATTGTATACATCCCGAATTATTAGAAAATTTCTACAGTTATATGCAGAGTATAGAACACCATAATATCGTTTTTAAATTTATATTATTGACAGAACAGATAAGTTTTATACCTAAAAATGTTTTAAATAAATGCCAAGTAATATCATTCTCAAAACCAACAACAACAAATTATAAAAAACTGTCCAACAGTTGTGTAAAAAGCAAGAATGAAAAAAAGTTTAATAATTTAAAAGATTGTATATCCGTTATAGATAAAAACATTGATTACTGTGATAAAAAAATAGTTAATGTTTTATTGGAAATGTTAATCAATTATAAAGATATTGATTATCTTATTTTTAGAGAATCTTGTTATGATGTATTTATTTATGGGTTGGATTTGAATACCGTTATTTACACTATAATTTCAAAATTAATAGAAAGAAAAATTTTGAAAGAAGATAAAATAAGCGCCGTATTTGATAATTATTATCGTTTTTTAAAATTTTATAACAATAATTACAGACCCATTTATCATTTGGAAATGTTTTTTTACAAATTGATTTTACAATTAAATAATTAGAAATTATTTTTATATAAAGATATTCAATATTTTTTATATAATGAACTGGGAAAATGCTACAGAAATATTAATTTTACCTAGAAATGGGGAAAATTTAACTAAGGAAAAAATAAGGAAAGCATATTTAAAAGCAAGTCTGAAATATCACCCAGACAAATATAAGGACAACGGTGAGAAATTTAAAGAGGTTTCCGAAGCTTATGTATACTTATGCGAACACAATAAATTATATTCGGGTGATACAAAAAATAATTTTGATAGTATTTTAGAAGAATTGATTACAAAGTTCTCTCAGAAAACAAATTGGAATACATTTTTTATTAAGACAACATTGAAGGGAATATTTTTAAGATGTGATGATTATATATTGGATATTTTTGAGAATTTGGAAAAAGAAACGGCAATAGAAGTATTTGATTTTTTATCAAGTATAGAATTTTTAACGCAGATAGAAAATACATATATAGAAAAAATTAAAAAAATAATTCATAAAAAAATGAAATTTGATAATATAATTATTTTGAATCCAACAATAAATGATTTATTAAATGATCAAATATATAAATTAGAGATTGGTTCAAAAATTTTTTACATCCCTTTGTGGAATAATGAATTGTATTTTGATTTAATAGATACATCTTCTAATAAAGTAGATTTGATTGTGAAAATGATACCAGATATTAGCAATAATATAATAATTGATCACGATAATAATATAATAATTAAAATTAGGAAAAAAATTGAGGATGTTTTTAAAAATGGTGAAATTGCATTGGATATCGGGGGGAAAGAATTTATGATTCATTGTGACGAAATAAGATGCACTTCAAAAACACAATTTTTTTATTTTAAACAAAGGGGGATTTTAAAAATGAATTCAAAAAATATATTTGATGCTTCAAAAAGAGCTGATATAAACATTGAACTTGATTTAAATTAATATTTTTATAATATATATATGAATTTTAATAAAGAAGATGTTTATGAAAGAGTGTACTTTGAATTATATAAAGCAAAAGATAGTTATGGTGTGGATGTTTTAACTGAAATATATAATTATTTAACTAAAGTAATAGAAAAAAAACTGAAAAAAACAAATATTATGACTAACCAAGATGCAAAATGGTACACAAACTGTAATTTAGCTATTTATAAAGAATGTTTTGGAATTACACCTTTGGGAAAATTTTCGGATATGGATCCTTCGGGCGCGGACAAAAAAATAATACCCATTGACAAGTATCTTGGGGCTTTTTATTATGGTTATATTTTTATTGTGCCAAAAGAAAAAGATGGTGGTCCGGTACCTTATTCTGGTGATTATAAAAACGATGATAAATTTATGTTAACAGTTCGTAATGGTGATTTTGTTTTGGAAAAATTTAACGATGATAACATCAAAAGTGATCAAATGGCTAAAAAAGATCAAGACGAAAAGAAAAAACTACTTGAAAAAGAAAATGAAGAATTAACAACGAAAATAGACAAGTTGGCAGGAGATATAAAAAACGAAAAAGACTTAAATGCAAAAAAAAGAGACTTAAATGCAAAAACAAAAAAATTAAAAGAAAAAACAAAAGAATTAAAAAAAGCAGAATTAAAAAAAGAAGAATTAAAAAAAGCAGATTTAACAGAAGAAGAATTAAAAAAAGCAGATTTAACAGAAGAAAAAAAGTTGGAAGATTTAAAAAAAGACATAGATGATTTAACAGAAGAAATAGAATATTTAAAAAAAGAAATAGAATATTTAGAAGAAAAATCAAAAAAAAAAGAGACAGAGGAAGCAATTAATAAAAGTAGTGAAATAAACAAGTTGGATAAATTGATAGATGAAAATAAAAAAAAAATAAAAGACAACTCTTCGGGAGGAGAGTCTACCAACACGGGTGGGTTTTTAATAGAAGAAAAAGATATAGGAGGTAAAATATATTTAACTTTTAGCGTAAGTGAATATTTAAATAAAATGAAAAAACCACTGGAAGTAAAAAAAGATGGGGTACCGCTAGCAGTTATTAAAATTGTACAACCAAATTAACCCAATTGACGAATCCAAAGGCCCCCACAAATAACAGATGTAGTCAACGACAACTGGGGACTGTATCAAACACACCCGTTGTTGGAAAATGATTAAATTAATTATAAAAATTTAATATATTATTAATATATTAAATTATGGCCAGTGTAATAAAAATAATAGCAACCAAACAGGAGACAACAGAAACAAATGTCAATAAATTACAAAAAACAGTGACTAACTTAATGGAAAACGGTAATAAATGGATAGCTTTAGAAGACGAAATCGCCAATGTTGAAAAAGCAGTAACACAGTTAAGTGACCCTAAAACCGGCTTAGTTACAGAAATCAACAAATTTTTAACGAATAATAATAAATCAATTGACGAGTTGAAAACAATGGTTTCAGACTGTAGTGCAGACAACCTTCCTATATTATTTTGTATTATAAAAAAATTATTTATAACAAAAAATACAAAAAAAAAATATTGGATAGAAGCATTTTTAGAAAATATTAAAACACTAATTGCAACAAAAACAAAAGATATAAAGGGTATGAAGAAAGTGTCTGTTAATGCTAAAATGGGGATCGGAAATCAGCAATTATTCGCCAATTCGGAACAGAGAACAAATCAACTTGACAGAAGAAATGCTAATGTAAAAGAAAAAGGAAAAAAAGTTGCTATGAGAAAAAAATTAAGAGAAATAAAAAAAATGTTAGAAAAGTTTGTGTTGGCGGTCTTTGACGGTATACTAAAAAACCAAGATAACGATATATTAAAAATTTTAGTTCAACATTTGGAAAAAGACGAAGATAAAAAATCTAAATTACGCGATACTATTAATTTGCGCAATAAGGTGGATTCGACATCTTTAATAAATAATTATGGTAAATTTGAAGACGCAAATATTACAATTGAAATAGATAACAAAAATCCCATAATGAGTAGACTGAGGGAAATATCAAGTGAAAAGGGATTGCGAGAATTATATATATGTTATGGAGATGACAAAGAAACTGGGTGTTGGATATATCCTCCAAAAAGGTTTGAAAGTTTTCAAGATATAATTAAACGAGGCGAGAATATAGAAATTAAAGTGTCATTCCCTAGCAACGAAAAGAAAAAAAATTTATATAAAAATGTAATGATTGATGAGGCAAAAACAAAGGGTATTGGCATCAAAGATATGTATAAAATAAATTATACAAATATAAACAAAAACGCTATCTCACCAAAAAAAATAAAAGGTAAAAATGGAGCCAAAGAAGATAAAAATGCTGACCCTATATTTATTTTGCATCCAAAACATCTTAAGATTGTTCAACTTGACTGTTTATATTCGGATGGTATAGCTGTTGGAGAAACAGTTAGGTTGTATTTGTTTGATAAATATGATAAATTCAAAGACATAAGACACCCCGATGTGGCTAGATTAATGATTGAAGAACCAAAAACAAAACAAATAACGATAGAAGAAGTTACGACTAATTTAAAATATATTATAGAGAATAATATAATGCTACCAAATAAACCAGAAATTTTATTTAATTATAAAGAATTGGCATTAAAACAAAATAATACTGAAATAGTTGATTCATTGAAAGGTCTTAAACACGTATATAATTATTCGTGTATGTATGCAATAAGAAATTCTTATAACTTAAATTATATTATGTTTAAACAAGAAAAAAAAGAATGGGATGATTTTTATAATACTTGCAAAATAAAATCAAAAGATGAAACTGATCAAACGAAAATGGGTGACATTTTTCTTTTCGTTGTAAATGGTAAAGGGTCAAACCAATCATTGCGAATAAATGAAACGTATGGCACACTATTTTTTAATTTTTCATCAATTGATAAAGCTGCTGTGGGATTTATAGATACAAATATTAAAAATATTAATAAAGTTTTAATGGAAAAATTTAAGGTTCATTGGGATAATCTCTACACAAAGGAAAACATCAATGGTACAAAGGAAAACACCGATGACACAAAGGAAGACCTAATCATTGACTCATCGAAAAACGATACATCGAAAAACAACATTTTTAGATTAAAATTTGATGGAAATGAAACAGATGTTTTTATTTTAACTATAAATAAATTACAAGAATTAATTGACAAAAATATTGGTGAAGAAAAAGAAAAAGTAAAGAAACAGGACGAAGAAGAACAAGCAGAAGAGAAAATAAAACTAGACACAAAAAATACAATAGCCGACGCGGCTAAACCATTGAATAAAAAAAAAGATAAATACCGAAACGAAATAAATAAATATATAGAAACAATGAATTATTGGAATCAAATTAAAAGAGATGAAAGAGAAGTTGAATTACATTTCAATCAATTCAAGAAATTTATAGAAGACACTAATGAGAACGTCAATAATAGAGATGATGAGTTGTACGATATTGAATATTTTGACGAAGGAAATAAAAAAAATGGAAAAATTGAAATTAAAAAAGATCCAGTGCATGACAATGGCGACCACTTGTCAAGATTGATTGGGTGGAATTGGAAGCTGGAGGACCATTTCGGGAAAATCAAATATAAAATCAAAACAGAGGATGGTGTAGAAAAATATATATCAATAGAAAAAATTGTAGTAAAAAAAAAATACCTTACAAATGCTTGGTTAACCAATATAGAAAAATTTTTAGATGCTCCTTTCAAAATAGTTAAAGATCATATAGAAAAATTTAAAAAATTTGCAGAACAGCGTGAACCACTTAATCTTATGGAGGAAAAAGAAGGAAAAAAAATATTTAAATTATGGATAACACCAGACAAACATATGACTGGTAACAGAGGCAGATTTGAGAGGGTGATGTACCAGGGCTTTGACAATGGCCGACGAGAGGAGATAGACCGAGAAAGAAAAAAGCTAGAAAATAAATTTGCAAGATGGTTAAAATCCATTAGTAATTTTAGTATTACTTTATATGATGAACAATGGTCTAAAGCAGCAAATGTAAAAGGTGTAAAACTATTTAAGATTGAAAATCTAGATGTAGAAAATTTGACTGAAGAAAATTTGGGTATAATTCCTATTGAAACTATATTTAAAATGACAACTGTGAACACACCAGCAGAAACGGAAAAACTATATTCACAAGGGAAGGTTAATATATTTAAATCTATAGGCGATAAAAGATATAATTTCATTAAATACCCACAGAAATTAGTTGTTCCGGTTGTTTTTGATGGGAAATTAGGTATGGATATAAATCTAACAAATTATAAAATTAGTTGCGTTAAGGATGGTAGTGTAGCGGAGGATGCTGGTTTAATAAATGGAGATAATATTAAACAAATAAAAATTCTTGTTAACAATAAATATGAAAAAATTAAACTTAAAGATATCATAATAGAACTAAACGCTGTAAAAAAAGAAAAGCGAAAATGGAAGATAACTGTTCGTCGTGAGAAACAACAAACACAACCAAGCGACGGAAATAAAAATAATACCACCAACAACAATGATTGCACGCCTTCGGGAACAGATATAATAACGGACAACAATGAAACAGTAAATCAATTAACAACAATTATAAAAATAGTACAACCAGCAGAAGCAGACGAGGAAGAGGGTAAGAAGAATACTAATACCCGACAGGAATTAGTTGAGGTTCCGGTTGTTTTTGATGGGAAATTAGGTATGAAGATAAATCTAACAAATTATAAAATTAGTGGCGTTGAGAATGGTGGTGTAGCGGAGGATGCTGGTTTAATAAATGGAGATAATATTAAACAAATAAAAATTCTTGTTAAAAATAAATATAAAAAAATTAAACTTAAAGATATCATAATAGAACTAAACGCTGTAAAAAAAGAAAAGCGAAAATGGAAGATAACTGTTCGTCGTGAGAAACAACAAACACAACC